AAATAGTACTTTTTGTAAAAGGTTGTATTGGATGATTTAACGACTTACAATAAAGCATATATTCATATATATTATTGATATCTTCTACATTACCAATCATTTGTGTTAATGTACCATGTGGATGTTCTTTGTCCCAATGTTTGTATTTAAAGGTTACATATAAATATCGTAATGATTTATCAAACGATGGTCGTTTATCATATGTAACTAAAAAAAAAGGTAGTCTCTTGTCATCTGGCCTACATAAATATAATAATTTATTGTTTTTACGACCATATGTTTTGGTAATATCCAATACACCAGCAATATAGGTTTGATTTCGAATAGGTGAATATTGAATACTACATATATTATTTGTAAGGTAAAATTCATCTAAATGAAATAATTTAGATGAATCAAAAGATAAGTCGACTGGTTCATATGTTTCACAACATCTTACTTTTTCATTTACAAAAAACCGATACATAGTATATACTATTTTATATCTTTATATTATAATGTTAGTCCTTTTACAGAAACTAATTTTTATTGTTTATGTTTTGTATTGATATCTGGAAAATATTCCACACATCTACTATCTTGTCAAACAAAAATGTTTTTGAAAGACAATATATATGTAAAGCATATAATAGGATTTTTATTTTTATTATTCAACACGGTGGTTGGTCGTTTATAGTGAACTACAAAATCACGAAAAGGTTGATTGGTCGAATGGTAATACATTTAATACATTAATCTATGCGTTTGGGTTATATTTCATCTTTATAATTATATCCAAAATGAAACTAATCCCGAATATTTTGGTGTTAGGATTATTATTATTGATGTATATACTAAATAGTCAACGTGAATTTTTACACAAGAGTAATGTAATCACCAATAAAGATAATGAATATTATAGAAAATATATTTATAGCATAGCCATTTTTATTGGAATTGTATGTATAGTTGGTGTATATGATTATTATAAATATCAAAAGATACAATATGGTAAAGAGTTTAATATATTATTATTTTGGTTTAGTGACAAATCATGTGATTACTTAAAATAAATCAATTTGGGCTGTTATATCGTGTGTATGTGTATTTCCACTAAAATCCAAATATAGATGTATTCGGTCACCAGTATCACAACGAAACGAACTATTATAAAAGGTCGAATCCAACTGAGAATCGGTCAATGTAACTGAAAAAGAAGTATCTACGATCGAACTATTGAAAGGAGTTACTTTAATAGTAAATATTAGTACAAAGCCTATATCATCCGTATTACTTGTAGAACAAGAAAAACCTGAAATAAGGGATGGTTGTTGAACACGAAAATATGCAGGTAAGTTATCGTTATTAATTCCGTCATCATCAGGAAAATTACTACTAAATATTTGAGTTCCAGGCCACAAATATCCTATTTTATTGGAGTTCGTGTTCCCTTTTAATCCATAATAAATAATAGTGGGGTAAACATAAGTAGAAAACCCTTTCCCACCAGCAGATTTACTTAACAAGTCGGTACCCGGACCTATTTGAATACCAGAGTTAATCAAATAGGTTGGATCTAATATATTTTCCGGTTTGGTTTGTAAAATATCCGAAGCATTGTATGAAGCATCAATAGGCAAAACTACACCTATAGTAGAATTTCTTAATTCAATAGTACCTATGTTAGAACTATCGTTGGTTTCTACTCCTACATATGAACCAAGTGAGTCATTCGAAGTGGGTTCATAAACATAAATATTAGAGTCCTTTATGGAGACACGATTTGTACCTGATACCAATATCCCTCGTTTCAATCCATTTCCATTTGAATATATATGAATCATAGAATTTTTTACACTATTTCTTGAAAATCCATTTAAATCCGTTGTTCCTAAAAATTCAATTCCAAATACATTCGAAGTTAACGTCATGGTTTGATTGTTTACATAAACATAAGTTGTTCTTATTTTGGACGTTTGTGATGACGTTCCATCAAAAACAATTCCTCTTAAAACTACATTATCGCTGTTTCCACTACAATTCAAATGTAAGGTTAATCCTTCTAAAAGACAATATTCGCCCATATAAATCATTGTTGCGGATGTATCCACATTTCTTTCTATAATAGTGGTTTGCGAACTCAATCCATGTATAGAAATACCATCTGGTAATTGAATACTATTGGTTAATGTATAGGTACCAGGTAATATATAGATGGTTTGTCCATAAGAAACATTTTGCAGTGCACGTTCAATTGTTTTATATGGTGTTCCGCTTACAGAAGCAGTTTCATCGTTTCCATAAATGGCATCGACCATAGCTATATTACCTTGGTATATGGGAGGTCCTTGTATTCCTTGTGGCCCAGGACATCCTTTCAATAAAGTACGTGCCTTTCTAATTTGTATCCAATCCGACATATATAATTACTTATCATAATTACTTATCATAATTAATAATGAGTAATACATATACTATGTTTATAAGTCCATACAACGGATATGCCGATTTCATCATATTTATTGTATTCATTCCATAATAGGGTGTATTTTTATATTTGAACAAATAAAACATTACACTGAACATATACATAATAAGGGTGGTTTCACAAATGAGTTTCCATCCACCTAAACGATCTAAATGAACCAAATCATAACTCCAGACACCTCTTAAATAATAGTTGATAAGAATACATAAAATAGAGGTTATGATAAAAATAAAACAATTGGTGGTTTCATGAAATTCATATTTATCTATATACATAAACTCACAAAAGACTAAAAATATAATCATGAAATGTGAAAAAAAACTATAAAAAGACAACTGATGAATTTTTAACTTTTGTCTCGGATATAAAAAATAAAAATACAAAACACTTATAGTTAGGGAAAGTGGACCTATCATTTTGAAAAATTTAACCGACTTGTAATTGAACAAAGCCATAGAAAAATAACTAAATAAAAAAAATAGAGTATGGTGTGTGATTTGTGAAAAATACCAACATAACTTATCCATAAAACTATTATCATGTATAGGTTTTCCTTTATAGATTCCTGGGTTTGGAAAAAAATCTGAGCCATTTTGATTCAAATGAAAGGTACTAACTAAACTAAGAACAATGGTAATAAATAAAAAAATAGTAGTAATTATATAAAACGGAGTCCGTTCGTTCATAGTGAAAGACTATAAATTATATATAGTGTTTTAACTTAAAACATGGTTGATTTAAAATAGTTGAATATTGTATTTTTTCAATATTCGATTCTTCTTTGGCTACAACAAATAACAACCAATAATTGGGTAAAAATAATACATCATCTTTACTTAATACAACTGAAATAAAAGATGAATTACTCTTGATTTGTTTGACTACTTTTTTGTTGTGTTCAAAGTTATGGTCTTTATGTTTGAACATTGATTTGTATTTTGGATGAATACAAATAAACCATGGATTTCCTTTGACAACCTTATAGAAATTTCTACATTCTAAATTACGATGTAATTTAATGTATTTTTTGAAATGAATGCTTTTTTGTTTCTGAAAATATTTTACACTAGGTTCAAATACTTCATAATGGTCTAAAGACCACCTAAAATAAAATGGTATTTTATTCATAACTTCGTGATGTACAATGTCCTTCGTCACTGGGTCATTCAATCTATATATGGTATTTTGTTTTGTGATTGTAAAATGGATGATAATATGCAAATAAGTAAATACTAACCATACTACCAAACAGAGTTTGATTAACATATACTTTATTCATATAAGTATTTATATCATTTTATAGTGATTTATAAAATAATATATTTATTCATTTACTTTTGAGTTTAATAATTCTGTTAGTCTTGAATTCATGGATTCTACTTTCATATTGGTTTCCATACAAAAGGTTTGCATTTTTACAAAATTGGTTTTCATTTCAGTCATTTCGGACAATAAATTGTTGTATTTTTCTTTGTAAAATAGTACGTCTTCACTTGTGGTATGTTTTTCTTGAAGAGTTTCAACATTTTTTGTCAAAACGGTTAATTGTTTATCATGTGTTTGTAATATTTGTAATGGGTTAATAGATACTTTTGGTGGTTGTGGTATATCTGCCCTTGTAATAGGTACATTTGCAGGTGTATTTACTCCACCTGCACGTCGTCTTCGGGCGGCGGCTAAAGCTGCTGTACCACTCATATACAAGAATAATTTATAATAGAATTAATTTATTTACGCATTTTTAAGGATACCGAGTTGTGTGACTTATAATTTGTAATCTCAAAATCATTTAGACTATAATCTGAAATGTTATCATAACGATTATTAATGACTACTTTAGCAAATTCATAAGGTTCTTTTTCAACTTGTACTAATAAAGCGTCTAAATGATCATCATATACATGGGCATTTCCAATATGATAAATAAATTCACTTGCTTCTAAATGACAATGGTGTGCGATCAAATGAGTCAATGCACTATAAGATAATATATTGAAAGGAACTCCTAAACCTAAATCACCACTTCGTTGATATAGTGAACAAGAAAGTTTATTTTCTACTACATGAAATTGCATTAAAATGTGACATGGTGGTAATGACATTTGATGTAATTGACAAGGATTCCACGAAGACACCACTAATCTACGTGAATATCTTTTTTCAGGGTCATTCAAACTATCAATAATATATTGTATTTGGTCTATGCCTTGATTTGTATAATCACTTTCACAATCCACATAAGGAGCATTAAAGTGTCTCCATTGATGTCCATAGATGGGTCCTAAATCGTTGGAGGTTTCGGCATGTGGATCCCAAATATGAACGTTTTGTTTGTTTAATATATCATTATTAGTAGAGCCTGACAAAAACCAAAGGAGTTCTTTCAGACAAGTTTTTAGTGCTACTTTTTTAGTAGTTAATATAGGTAAAGTATTATTTTCTAAACTAAAAGACATACAAGCACCATGTTTAGAATAAGTGAATCCATTACGCCCTTCTATTTTATGTCCAGTCAAACATATTTCCTTCACTATGGCTAAATATTGCTTTTCTTGGTGATCATAAGTTTCATTCATTATGGTAGAAAGCATTGTAATTATACTATCTTTATTTTTAATTTCTTTTTATAAAGTAAGATGGAAAGTTGTGAACATGAAGAATTTCTACAAGAAAAAAATATGATAGGTGGAAATAACGAATCATTTTTTAGTTATATGTTTTCGTTGTCTCAAAAAGATAAAATGGAAATTATGAATATCGTCCAATACATAGGATTGGCGTTCGTTCCTATTATTATTTTAGTCTATTGGATGAAACTTTATTTACCGTCCTTTGACCCTTATAAAGGTAATATAGAAATATTGGTAGAAGTTCTAATACAATTAGTAGTATTAATTGTCTTTTTTTGGTTTATTCATCGTTTTATTATGTTCATACCTACATACAGTAAAGAAAATTATAGTACTATGAATGTATTTCATTTTATAATCCCTTTCTTATTTGTTTTATTTACTCTAGAGACAAATGTAAGCAAAAAAGTGAATTTACTTCTTAAGAGAGTTATGATTTATTTAGGGTTAGAAAAGGAACATATGCAAGATGTGAACACAGAAGAAGAAGAAATATATACACCACCCAGTATACCACTTCCTAATCCCGAACATGTGAATCAACCTTATCCTCAAAATACCAAGGAAGAAACTACTGGAAAAATGTACAGAAGAAATGAACCTATGATAGACCAAGGACCTATGGCTGCAAATGAAGCACTTGGGTTATCTACGTTTTAACTTAAAATAATGACTAGTTAAATTATATGAATGATGAAATACAACATATGCTCAATGAAATGGATGAAAAAAAATTAACCTATTTAAATTCGTCGATTATAAAAGACGCTAAAAACAATATACTACAAAAAATGGGATTTGAACGAAATGAGTTGAAACATTATCATAAAGTATTGAAAAACTATAGATTCGTTGATGAATTGGACGAATTGTCATTGGGTCACCATATTAGATGGTTTAATTTAACTAAACTAAATAATATGAAATTATATAATGGTTCTATACTTACAAATATAGAATATATAAACAACCAAGTATATTTATTATGTAAAAGTTATAAAAATAAGATATTTACTATAAAAATGGACAAAATTATTTTATTTCAAAAGTTCTACGATCAAGAATTATTGATGATACGAATTTTAGATTATATACAAGACAAATAACTATTAGATAATAAAAATATGAATAAACATATTATGTTTGACTTGGATGAACCCATTTGTTATTTCCAACAATTTATATAGTTAATATTGTAGAAAATATCATAGTATAGAGTAAAATGAATATGAATATTTTGAATTATTTGAAGAATATTTTAGATCTCATATTTTCAATTGTTTGAACATTTATTAGTAAAAAAACAAATAAAATCAATTTGTCCTTCTTCAATAGTATCATTAAAATAAGCAAAAATACCACACATAATAAATTTTATTTATTTATATCTTTATATAATAATGATTAATGACCGAAATATACCTGACAAACCATTGAAACCTAATTTTGATCTTCGACCACAACCAACAAAATATACTGATTTTCAAGTATTTGAACCAAAAGTATCGTCCAATGTTCCTTTGTTAAAATATCCTAAATCTGGATTCAATCCAGGATATCGCGGACCAACAGAGGAAGGTTTAGAAAAAGTAGATCTAGAAAGTTATTTAAGAAATCAATATATGGCACTCCAACGCAATTCTCAAGCTCAATATGTCCCGAACATAAATAGTGATTTATATAACCATCCTATGAATTATGAAAAGCAATATACATCATTTACTTCATCTCATAGTCGTCTTTGTAAAACATTAGACCCCAATATATTTCATAATTCTACTCGTTATTATTTGAAAAAGGAATAAACTTTTGTATTGTATGTATCATGATTATTTTTCACGTAAACATAAACCTATGAAAAAAGAATACAATTTTATAGAACACCGAGACATTATTCTAGATATAGTTCAAAATATGATGAAAGAAGATGCTGAACATCTATACCCACATTATTCTTTTTATAAAGAAATATTTTCAGAGTTTACAGGTCAACTTGTCTCTATAGAAGGTCAACTTCACGAAAAAGAACCAGTAACAATGGATGTATCATATGAGTTTATTCAAGAATACAAAAAGATAATGGTAACTAAAGAAAGAACTATTTTGGACTTATTAAAAAATAAAAATATAATATATGAGAAAAAGGACGTTTAAACTTTTGAAATGTCATCCAAAATATAAAAAATATGATTTATGTTTAAATGAAGATATAGTAATGAATATGAGAGACAATTGGAATAAAAAAAATCCTCATAAATTAATCAAAACCCGAAAAAAAAAAAACATTATAAATACACTTCGTCGTTATTTATCCGTTTGCAGTCATCAAAAATGTTTGGTAGACAATACACTTGATATGAAAATGAATTTATTTGCACCAATTAGTCCTTCATCGTGGAATAGTAATAAATCTGAATGGTTAAGTAGCGTAGATATTGTTAAAGTAATGAAACAATATGAGGAGACCTATCCTCAGTTCATATTTTTAGGTCCAACACCAATTGACTTTGATGAGAAATATGGTTCAAGATGTATATGGCCTGAGATTTGTAATTTAAGTATAAAAGGACAATTGAGACAACAAAAAAAATATATAGGAATAATTTTTAATTTGGATACCCATGATAAAAGTGGTTCTCATTGGGTATGTATGTTTATTAATTTAGAGCATAAATATATATTATATTTAGACTCTAATGGTTTACAAATGCCAAAACCAATTTATAAATTAACCAAACGTATTGTTAATGAATGTCATGAATTAAATATAGATATGAAAGTATATACAAATAAAATGAGGCATCAATATGAAGATGGAGAATGTGGTATGTATTGTTTATATACTATTGTACAGTTATTAGAACAAAAACATAAAGTACAATATTTTTTGACTCATCGAATCAGTGACCATAAAATGAATGCTTATCGAAATATATTTTATAATAAAATGATATAATGGTATAAACTATGACCTATTATAATGGAATATAAGGCACAAGTATGGAATGAATGTTTAAAGCAAAATGTTTTTGATCAATGCAGAGAAGACGAACTTCCCAGAATACAAGAACTTTTTGAAAAAACTATAGAAGAAACTAAAGATATTAATGAGATTATTTCTATTTTACGAGTAAAAATAAAGGAAGTAACTTATAAAGACTTAATACCAAGTGAAAAAAGACCTATTATAGATTTTAGTGATAATGTAGAAGAAGAACCTTTGAAAGACCTAGATAAACTTATTGCTGAAAAACAAAAGGAACGACAAAATGAAGAACCTATGATGACTCCAAAAAAAGAACCCGTTATATATTCAAATGACGAACCTGTCATGTCTCATCCTCCAATGAATCAACCCGCACCTGTGACTAATCAACATGCTCCAATAAATCAACCTATTATGTCTTCTGAATTATTGGAACTTAAACAAATGGTTTATCAACAAAATTTAATATTAGAAAAAATATTGGAATCTCAAATTAAAATATTAAAACAAAAAAAATAATGTATATTTATAATATGAAAAATAAATTAAAAACATTATTAATTATAGTATTTATATGTTTCTTAGTATTACCCTTTATTGAATATTTTACAAAAGAAGGGTTTACTGAAAAGTCACCATTTGGTCAATGGGAATTAGTTTTAAGACAAAGTTATAATGACCAATATTCAAAAAGTCCATTTAAGGGAAATACTAGTGTAAATATAAATGCCTTATATGATTCATATGGAAAAATAAACGAACCCAATTATTATAATAGTAGTTTGTACTCTAACTATGACTTCAGTTCAAATCGTATATTGAAGATAAATTATTATGATACTTATGAATCTACTACTCCATTAGGTACGATTACATGGTCTCAAGACAAAGATAATGAATCAACTAATGTGGTTGCCTCCAATTCTTTAGATGATGATTTTCCTGGAATAGTTCTTTCTATGGATGAAGATCATACGGATGTAGATCGTATTTTTCATAGTGTAGGAAATAAAGCAAAATATATTCTAGGAGCTTCCCAATCTTATTTAGACAGTATAGCCGATATAACTTATATTCCAGGGTTTCCACCTCCACCTACAGATGTAGGTGGATCTACCGCTGGTCCCTCTGAGGCACCAGCGGTAGAGGCACCAGCTGCAGAGGCACCAACGGCAGAGGCACCAACGGCAGAGGCTGATGTAGGTGTAGGTGTATCTCATAAAGGGGTTGAAAAAGTAGAATTATTTTTATGGAATCCACGACCCAATAATAAAAATACATTCAATGGTAATTATAAAGATATAGTGATTTCAAAAGTAGATATGAACGATACGAGACACAAAGGTTTTTGGAACAAAAGAGAAGATATTAGTGGAATGAGCGACGAAAACACAAATCGGTATTCTTATTGTTTTGGTAAATTAAAATGTCATGATAATGACTATACACCCATTGAAAACTCAAATGGTGTCTTTAAACCCTATTGCGATTCTGATTCTAGTTTGAATCCGGTATATTGCGAAGGGTCCGCATTATATAACACCAATAATAAGTCTTTAAATTCTGTATCCATTGGAAAATTATCTTATGATATGATGGGTAAATATTCAAGCAACGAATCAGGCGAAGAGTCAGACGAAGAGTATTTTAATCTTTTTAGAGGACTCACAACTCCTTATAAGAGTGATTATATTGATCCAGAAATAAGCGGAAATAATGTCATCACATATGATGCTAATACTTCATCGTTTGTAAAAACTAATATATGTAATTATTTAGACAATTCAAATTTAATCAATGGAACCAATATTAGTAAAGATTGTGAAGAAACTAGATATAGTGGAATAATTGACGAAGATGTCAATGGTGATGGAGACACTAGATATAGTGGAATAATTGACGAAGATGCCAATGGTGATGGAGGAAATAAATGTATAGCGAATTATGGAGAAACTATAAATTCAAAATACAAAAATTATGTTTGCAATGAAAACGAGCAATGTGTTGGGTATGAGTGTGGAGTTAAATTTGGTAAATGTAGTCCAGTATTATTATAAATGATTAATATAATGAAAAAAACTATTTTTTTATTATGTATTTTTTTATTAGTATTATTCGTATGGTCTATAAAAGAACAATTTTAATTGTTTCCTTTAGAAAATGAAACTCTGAATAATTCTTCTTTACCAGTAATTTTACCTAAAAATATAGATCATGTAAAATGTAAAGAATCAGATTCGCATCAGTATTGCTACAATGGAAGGATGAGACAAAAAGATATATTTGGAAATTACATAGAATATGAAAATTATGAATCTTATCCTCAAGGTAATACATATGACCTTGAGGATACAATAGGTATATTGTGTGAATATTTATATAGTGTGAGTGATTTAGATAGAAATATGTTGTATAATCCTATTACCAATATTTTATTGGTCAACTAAGTTATGTAGATTATAAATGAACAATTGTTCAGGAATACTTACAAAATGTATGAATTAATTTCCATATTAAAAAAATGAACAAGGTGAATATGTAATGCCTATGACCAATGACTATACTATACATAAAGACAAAATACCTGAGTATCCTATACCACTTCCATACAAAGAACCACCTATATCAAAATATATCAAACCATACAATATCGTTCTACAATCTAATATATGGATATAATGTAAAGACGATTATAGTAAAGTTCCACAAGAAAATATGTGTCCAAAAGAATTGCCTATTTGTGAGGGTTCGGTATAAGATACTCAATTAGGAGTATGCGAAGATAGTTTAGACTCTACCAATGATACATTATGTTCATATAATGTAAACCAATTGAGTTGTAAACATAATTATTGAACTATCCCCAAACCAGATATGTGTCCATATAATTTACCTTATTGTAAAGATAGTGTATGTAAAGAAAGTAATTTAGTTTATAATAGTTTATTCTTATTCATTTTGTATGGTTTACCATTATAAATAATTTTTTTATTTATTACATTAAAACTATTCAGTTTTTTATCTTTTTGTATATAAGCTTCATGAGGTTTTTTCTCATTGTACAAAATTGGAATTTTTTTACCGTATACCTCTATATAATAATTCATAAACTCTTTGTTTCGTTTTTTCTTTTGTTGTGGTTCCTTTTTGTAATCCAATTCATAGACTCTATTTCGTTTTTCTTTGTTTGGAAATTTAAAACATTTATTGGGGGATACACAATCAATCGCACTTTCTTTTAAAGTATTCAAAAAGGATTCTGATAACATATGTTTTTCATTCATAATTTTATACAAAAATTCGTCGGTAGATATCATTTTATTATCATCTTTTAACTCGCTTATGTATATATATACTTGGACGTCTTGTTCTTCTTTTGGTAATCGACTATGACTACAAATTCTCCTTGCCCTACCAATAACTTGTTCTATTCGAACATAATGCCAATAAGGTTCGGTAATATGAACCATTCGAGTATTTTGTAAATCAATCCCTTCTGCGCCAGAAGCTGTAATCATCAATAAATTAATTATGTCTCCACGTATATTATCTAACTCATCTAAATTATACAATGTTTTCAATTCATCAATCATATAAGAAGGTAATTTATTAAAATCACTATTGTAAATATTACGAATATATTCTTTAACTTCTTTTTCTTCTGTCCCTGTATATAAAGTAAATACATGTAGTTTATTGTAGGTATAACCTGGAAGTCCATGAAGTTCGATTTTAAACCGATTACCTAACTTTTTTATTTCTAATTGTTTAAAACCTTGATATTTCAACATCAATGACATCATTTCTATACCTTCAATTCGTCGAAAACCACTATAAAGTAGTTGACATTTATTCAAATTATTCAAAATATTTTCCAGTATTTTATGAAATTTTGGACTATATTTTTGTAATCCATCTTCTACATCGGTTTGTTCAAAAATAGCTACTTTTTTTAGTTCATTATAAAAATAATTTTGACGATTAGTAACAATCTGTGAAATAAACCGTTTTATATTGTTATCGTAAGTGGTATCTTCTACAATAAGGTCTCCGTCTTCTTCGATACCATGTGCATCTTGAATTCGTTCTTCTTTATTGGCATAATCGAAATCTTTTTCAGTTTTTATACTCATAGTAGGGAAAGGTCGTGGTATTTTTTCATCGAATACAAAATTACATGCTGCTCGAGTAAATACTTTATAACTGCCTTCGCTTTTTGAGTCGCCTTTTTTAGTGGACTCTTTTTGTTTGTAAATATCATATTGTTTTTTCTGATGAGAACTCATAGGTATATTTTCTACTACAATATCCAATAATCTAGGCATAAGAGATGTTTTGTCTCCCAAATAAGAAATTAATCCAGCAATACGTGTCTGAAAAAAATCTTTGTTATGGATAAGTTTGATAGATCCTTCTTGTTTTACAAATAAATTATTAAAATCTTTTTCAGTTTCAGGCATTTTTTTATATTTATTTATAGATAGTTCACCTGACACGTTATTTAGTAATGTTTTTATTTTTGTTTCAAATGCTTTATGACTATTAGCCTCTGTGTAAGAAGACGATTTCTCGTATTCAATCTCACCACTTGGTGTAGTTATAAATCCATATGGATTTCTGCTTATATGAATTTCATTTAATTTATAGTCTATTACATTATATTTTTCTATAGGTTCCAATTGTTTTCTTAATTGCTTCTTGTCATATTTTCCATTGAGTTTGAATTCGTATTGAGTAGTATATCCTGATATTAAATTAATCATAACGCCTAATTCGGCAGGAGAATTGATATAAGGCGTACCTGACAACAATATAATTTTACAATTTTGAGCGTCCATTAAATATTCATACATATCTCTAGACACTGATGGTTTATCCACAGATAATTTATTGTATATTTTTCCAATAAAGTTATGAGCTTCATCTATAATAACTACACTATTATGAAATGGATTTTTATTTTGTTTGATGGTTTCCCATTTTTTCTTATTGACTCCATTATAATTGATGAAACGATATTTTACACTTATCAATAAACGAATGAGTTGATTTACTTGTGATTTATCTTCTTGTGTCAAATCATTATAATATTTACCACCTTCATGTATTAACCAAACACATTTATGTTGTTCAATGTATTTAACCAATTCGTCTTTATCTTTGTCTAAATGTAAATAATCTTTGAACAACTGAATTACGCTATCATAATTTTCGTTCACATCCAATTTAGTCCACTTATTTTTTGTTTTGAAAATTTTGTCTCCACAAAATTGTAACTGGGTACGATAATTCTGCTGTAATGAGGCTGGTGTCATAATATATATTTTTTTATCGTGTTTCATACCTTCTAAAATAGAAATAGAACTACACGTTTTACCTGAACCTAAACCGTGATACAATAATAATCCTCTATAAGGGGTATAACTATTTAAATATGTTTGAACTATTTTTTGATGTCTTAACATAACAAATTCAGACGTTGATTTGTCACAACTTCCATTATCTTGTTCAGTTTCTTTATATAAATCATCTAATAATTCGTGTATTGTATCATAAAAGCCATATTGGTCGTTCAAGTAAAACTTTTTCATATTTATTTGTATGGTGTTTGGAGTATATAACGGAAAATGTTTTAATAATTCATTATCTACGTCCGTAAATGGAACCAAATGTATTTTGGCTTCAGGTTTTGGTTTAGACTTTTCAGGTACCTTCTTTTCTTTGATTTGTTCAGGTTCCAATACGATTTGTTGGTCTATTTTCTCTGGATGTTCAGTATAAAATGAAATTTTTTCATCTAATCGAATATTTAACTGATTATTCAAACGACGAATAAATGTGTTCAAATTAACTATATCTTTTTGTTTATAAAACAAATGAGTTGTAATTTGTTTCAGTGAAGAATCTGATGCTCCTTGGTATTGAATGATTTCATCCATAGTCAAATCTCTATATATTTCTGCATCTGATAATGGACTTAATACATCAAAATGATTCCCTTCTGTATAACCTGTATTGTATAAAAATATATTATTGGTACATTGGTCTAAACTGACACCATTATCTATATTAGAGACAACAGTAAACCGAAACTTTGGTAAGTGTTCAAAAACACCAATACATAAATCATTTGCTTCACCAAATAAAGCAATGTCAGTATCTACTAACCATTCTTTGTCTCGTTGGATTGTCGTTACTCTTTGTTCATAACGTTTTATTGTTGTTTGATCAGTTAATAATTTTTTTTGTTCGGCGTATATTTGAGACATATGTGTTCTAAATTGTGTTTTAGCGGTTTCATCATAATATAGTTCACCATTTCCATTATAAAGGTCTTCAAAGCCATCATAAGTATTCAAAGAACTATCATATTTTAAATTATATATAATAGCATATACTCCACAATTACCATCTCCAACTATTTTGATATGTTTAAAATAATCGTTTAAGTTATCTACATTTATTTTTGGATTTATGTATTTCATATTTAATATATATTACTATTTTTAATTAGTTCATTTACACAATTAATCACGTGTTTTTTTTCCGTATTATAATCTCTAATTTTGGATAAACATTCTTCGTAATTACACCATTTCATATTACCAATTTCACTTTTTTGGTATTTAGCATTATATAATGTATCTTGATAATTCATATATCCAATATAATATTTATGTTTATAGGATTTTAAATTAGAACCAGTAAATACTTCTTCAAAAGGGACTATGTTATGGATAAAAGATAAATTGAAAATAGGATATCCGGTTTCTTCACGAAATTCTCTTAAAGCACAATCCATATCCTTTTCTTTGTAGTTTCTACGACCCTTTGGAAATCCCCATTCTGGCAAAGACCAATATGGATTTTCTAACAAATGACGTTTGTGTTTTAATACAAATAACATTTTTTCTTTGTGTTTTATATCGTAAGGTTCATTTTTTTTATTCCATAATTTATCCCATAATTCTTCATAAGATAAATTCAATATTTGGGATATTTCATAGTCGGTCATTTCTTGGATTATATTTTTTAAATGAAAATCATTGTATTCGTTGTATTTTCCTCTTAAAAAATCCACATATCCTAAGGTATCTTTTCTCTGTATCATCAAATATTCTACTACATCATTATTAAACCGATAACATATGATACCTAAACTTGTAATAGGACGTTTACAATTATAAAATAAATGTCCGTAATTTTCACAATTGTTACATAGGGGTTTACCTATCATAAATCTATTTATATTATATATTTATATGATTCACATAAATATAGATATAGTATTTCAATACATATATTTTATTACTCGTTCCTATGTTCCTAGTATTGCTCATAAGAAAAAAATTAAACAATTGTTTGAATCATTGCCTTTTTTTTTACCCAAAGACCAGTCCTTATTCTTTCAAATAATAAAAGAAAATTCTATTGTAAATTATTATGATACTAATTCACAAATGGTAAACTATGGATATATTATTTATAAATTATATCATATAAAACAACAAATGAGTTATTTAGATGAACAAGATTACGTCAAACATTACGATGATATTTTATTTGTCTCTCAAGAAGAAAAAACTCTAGACATGAAAAAAAAATGGACTATGGTTTTGTTTATAATCATTGTATTAATTTGTATTTACTTTATATATGCAACTTAAATTATGGATAATTATAGTTACTGGACTTTTGATTTATGATACTTATCACGAACATTACTATTTTCATTTATTCAAAACTTACAAAAAATACTATAAAATGTTTGGAATAGCCTTATTTGGTTTAGGATTATATATCATGTCTTCAAATGGAAGACATATGGGTACTGTTTCTGTGTTAAATAACTTTATCAAAGTATTACCTATTGACAAAGAGTCTAAAGAACTTATTACTCCATTCTTACCAAAAAAAACCGCAATAGAAAAAATAGAAACGTCTGGTGCAACCAAATCAAAAAGAAGTGTAAGTGAAACAAAAAAAAAATACGTGGCCTCTATGCAAAACTGGAAATGCGGTGAATGCAAGAAACAATTACCCGCTTGGTTTGAAGTAGACCATACAATAAGACTTGAACATGGCGGAACAAACGAAATAAGTAATTTAGTTGCCTTATGCAGAGATTGTCACGGTAAAAAAACTGCTATGGAAAATATGTTATAATATATATATAATGATAGAGTTGAATCAAAATATAAAGATTATACTTACATCTATATTTGTATTATTGGGTTACGCCTTTTTTATTTTAAATCCTTACCAAATTTTAGATTATATATATTTACCCTTTATCCTATTATTTACTATGACAGCTGTGTTTTTATTTGTCTCTATTGATCATATAATAAATCCAATGGAGTTTTTTTATAAAGTACTACAATATGTATCTATATTTTTAGGTTTTGCTATATTATATTTTATCTTAAAGCATATATTGTTATATACAATAAATATATCGTTTGGGGCAGTATTTTTATTTTATGTTGTTGTTATGGCTATAGTATATAATATATTTTTCGGAAATACGACTATTGATTTTGGTAAGGGTGATGATTTATTTCAAGTCATTAAATATTTCATTTTTTATATACCATGTATTTTGATTTTAATGATCAATTATTTTATAGATGATGTCAAACAAACTAATAAAACCACGTATGTTTTGGGATTCATATTGATACTATTAATTATACTTTTTTTTATAATACCAATGATAAATCAATATTTATATATTCACGATGGGTTATTATTGATACGTAACAAAGAATCTTTGAATAAAAGCATTTTAACTCTTACACTCAAAGAATTAAAAGAAAACATAAATAACGGACCATTGTATAAAGAAGAATTTCGTTCATTAAGTGAAGTCAATCTACCCAAGTGGAATGGGTCTTCTTTACCAGAAGAACATAAGAGCGACGAGATTCAGGATTTAATCACTCAATATAAAGATAATCCTGAAAAATTGAAACAATATATCACCCATGAAATCAATAAATCTCTAAAGAATAAGATCTATTATTATTTTAAAAAACATTTTTTCTATAACGAAAAACAAAAGCAAATGTTGTCTCAATATACTAACCCAATATTGTATACATATCATTATGGTATTTCTTTTGGACTATACTTAAATTCCAATATATTATTGGACAAGTATAGAGACAAAGCGTTAATATTGACCTTAGGGTCAAGACCATCTTTATATTACGATTACAATACTCGTGAATTAGTTATAGAAATAAAGGATAAAGTAAATAATAAAACATTTCAACAAACGCGTATTTATAATACCAGTAAAATATTATTTCAAAGATGGAACCACATTGTTATGAATTATGTCAATGGTCAGTTTGATTTATTTGTAAATAATGAAATTGTTTCTACCCAATCTAATGTGTCTCCGTATATAAATGATACTGATGTTTTACAAATAGGTTCCATTGAAAATACTGACATAGGAGCCATATCTCATTTGCGATATTATGACCAACCATTGTCTTTGTATAAAATAAAAAAAATTTATAATAAAATAAATAATTAATATAATGTTATTGTTTAGTTTTTGGAATATTCTTTCTTCTATATTATTTGTAATCATTGCTTATGTAATATTTACTAACCAAATGAAAAATACAAGTAAAATCATTATGATTATCTTATTATTTGTATTAGGAATATTCATTTTTATGAATATGAATTTATTTCAAGATTATAATGGAATTGTGAAAAATGTCACGGACGCAACTCAAACAATACGTGTACCACGAGACACTATAAATAATAGCAACGGACATTATTCAATTTCTATGTGGATTTATGTAAACGATTGGAATTATAAGTTTGGAAAAAAGAAAACTATTTTAAAACGCGAAAATGCTGAAAAAAAACAAAATCCCCATATATATTTAGACCCTTACAAAAATGATATGATTGTTGATTTTTATATAAATGATAGTTCAGACAACGATGTATCAAATAATTATGAACAAGCAAAATTATGGTGTAGTGAAAATACACAAGATATTTCGGGTGAATTATTAGAATGTAATTTTAATCCTGAAACTGGTGAATATATGGCGTCTACTTCGGGGGTTCGCTGTGTAGATGAAGTGTATGAATGTTTAGATGGAACCTTAGTGGATATCGAAAACAATAGTTGCGATTCAATCAACAACGAACATAGTTCTACTTTGAAAAATATACCTTTGCAAAAATGGTTTAATGTAATTTATGGATTTGGAGACAATCACGTGGATACTTATATGAACGGTAAATTAGTAAAAACTAAAACATTTAATGGAGTTCAATTTATGAGTGAATTTGACCATAATGATTTTTTTATTTGTTCTGATGGGGGATATTCTGGGTCTATATCGAAAACATCTTATTATAATTATTTGGTGTCCCCTGACAAGGCCTATAAAATTTACAAAGAAGGATTTAATCCAGTAGTAGTAGGCTCTTTGTTTAGTAAATACAACGCTTCGGTTACATTTTATGAAGATAATAATGAACGAGCAAAATATTATATTGTATGAATATAAATGTCAAATTCAAATAAGAATAAATCTATGAACAACAATAATAAGGAATCGAAAAATTCGAATTCTCCGCGACAAGAAAAAGAAGTTCAACCCAAAGAAGTCAAACCAGAAAATGTTTCTGTCGAACATTCATTTTTTCAAGTAAATACCACTATAAGTAAGTTTGTATTAATATTATTGATATTGATCATTTTTATAGTATTATTTCATTTAGGATTATATACATTACAATATATATATGGTTCTACTCGTAGTCCATATTTGGTAAATGGAATGATCGAAAGTAACCAAGAGACGATCGTATCAAGTAATCCAAATATAACCAATTCTGTTCCTATTATGCGTTCAGTAAACGAAATGACAGGTATAGAATATACTTGGTCTTTGTGGTTTTATATTGAAGACCCTTTTTTGAGTAGTGGTAATCCATACAAACGTCTATTTTCAAAAGGGACGTATAGTTTATACGATTCGTTAGAAAATTATAATGTAACTTTTTTAAATAATTCACCAGGTTTATATTATGACGAAGAAAAAAATCATTTATTGCTTGTAATAAATACGTATTCTGAAAATGAAACTATATACGAGACAATTGAAATAGATGATGTACCTATTGAAAAATGGGTACAAACTATAATTACTTTAAAAGATAAAAAAGTTAATGTATATATAAATGGAATTATGACCAAAGAGCATATTTTATTGAATGTTCCAAAACAAAATTATTATGATACGACCATTGGAGACAAAAAGGGATTTGGTGGATACATTTCTAATTTAAGATATTACGATTATGCCATATCAGAAGAAACGATACAAAATATTATGGCATCTGGACCAAATTTAACTAAGATTACGAATAAAAAGGTATATGATACTCCGCCATGGCTATCTATGAATTGGTACTATAACTAATTATTATAATACATATATATATGTATTATTTCAGTTATGGAGCAAATTTATCAGAAAAAGAATTGGGAAAATATACTCCTTATACATTTATAACTAATGGAATACTAAAAGATTATGTGATGGTGTTTAGAAAAATATTAGACCATCCGAGAACGTCGGGTGTAGCTACGATTGAACCTTGTAAAGGAAAATTTGTTTATGGAAAAATTTATGATATAAAAGATACTACATTATTAGACAAAAAAGAAGGATTTTATGAAACTCCAAAAATATATAACAAACACTTTATCAATATAGGAAAATATAAATGTATGGTATATATATTGAATCCTTCTAAATGCGGTTATCTAAGAAAAGCTAGTAAGACATATAAAAGGATGATTCAAAAAAATAAACCTAGAAAAACTATCAAAGGTGGTTCTTCAATGAATACATTAACAAATGTTTCTAATTTAAATCTTAGTAAATCAATTGCTAATTCTCAGGGACTACCTATAGAAATTAGTTATTATGATACCGATTTTTTAAGTCAGGATACAGGAGATGTGGAAATTAAGAATGAAATAAATGATGAAATGTATAGTCAAAGTTTGGATATAGATTCACAAATGAATGAATTTGTAGATAACTCTATAAAAGGCCCTACATATAGTTATAATTCATCGTCATTGCATAATATAGTAAGAAATGTAGAGTTTATACAATATAATATTTGCAATATAGAAAAATCTTATGAAGAATTATTACAAGAAAAAATAAAAGAAGCAAAATCAAAGGAAGAATCAACAAAATCACAATTGACTAGAACAGATACTATGAAAAATTGGTTGGTAAAATTCAAAGAAATATTTATATGGCAATTATACAATGAATCTGATATAGTTTATGCGTATCGTTTATTGAACGAAGCTATGTATTTATCAAAAAAACCATCTGCTCAAGAAATTCTTATAGCAAATAAAGTGATAGATATGTATAAATACAAAATAATATGTGCTTATTTTACAAAAGCAAATATTTTTCAAGCTATATTTCAAATTAGTCCTCCAATTAATTCAACATATCAATATTTAGAAAATACTCTTCAGTTATTGTCTTGTGGTGTAACTAACATAAATTATCAACTAAAAAAACAATGGTCGTCTTACTTGGGAATTGTACCTATAAGTAATTCAAAATATGTTTTAAGTGGTGGTAATATTTTTTTTGTATTTGCTGGAGTCTTATGTTACTTATATCAAAATTTAAATACAAATAATAAAATGTTGAACAATATAAAAAAACATTTAAATGTAGATTTGTTTATCTTAAATGAATTGTTTAGTGACCCGGAATTTGAAGAAAGTATGAAAGAAATTTTATCCAATCAAAGTGATTTAGATCTTTTATTTTTTTCGGATAATGATGAAATAGATGAAAGTCGTGTAAATGTTTTATCCGCCTCTATTTTAAGATCTTTATTAAACAATAATTCTATCATTGGTGGTGAAAGTAAAAGTAAAAGTGTAAGAAAAACTTTATCAAAATTAACCACTACAATAAAAGCAAATAAAAGTAGAAAAACTAGAAAGAAAACTTTACCAAAAGAATTAAAAAAACTTAAAAAACCTTCATATAGTCCCTCAAAATTATTTCCATTTATAGGGAAATATAATGATAGTTGGGGATCTGGTCGAATGTATAATTTATCTAATATAGCACCTGTAGATATAAAAAAAATAAATAATAATGGAAAAATGTCACAATATACCGGATATAGACAAACATCCTCTTACATAAACGATATTGGAATATATTTGAATAGAATAAAACAAGGATATTTACTATTTGATAATATCAATTCTTCTGGTACATGTATATCGGAAAAAGAACAAAAAGAATATAAGAGTAAATATGGGGAATGCATTGATTTATCGATTGGTATAATTAATCACGATGAAAAATTTTCCGGAACCAAAAAAAATACATTATATGAAGCTAAACGAAAACACTATAAAAACAAAACATATTATACTATTGAGAATTTATCAGAAGAATTACGCCATATTTTAACACAAAATACCGACGATAAACATGAAAAACGTGAAAAGCGTTTAATGTTTTTAAACAAATTATCTGAAAAAAATCTAACATTATTCAATGATGTGTTGCAAACAATTTTTAATCACATACATAATGGAGTATAAAACTATTTGAAAAATGATGTAATCATTTGATTGTTATTTTTCTTATTGTTACAAATAGTCAAATATTTACTGAATAATATTTTTTCTACTTCTTTGTCTTTTAACGATTGTATTTTTTTTTGTTTTTTATCATTGTCTTCGATATTTTCTTCTATGGTTTTTATTTCTTCTATAAAAGAACGTTTACGACGATTGAATTTACTCATATCATATAGCACCAAACTATATATTTGAATAATGGGTTTCATAATTTGATTGGATATATAAAATCCATAATCTATTTTTAATTGTTCGTCTTGAATAAATTGTGGTGTTTCAATACGTTCTCCTTGTAGTTTTTTTCCAGTAGTTTGTATGTAGACAAATGGAATTCTATCGCCAGGTGCTGGTTTATTACCAGGGTCTCGAATACCAATTCTATTTGCTAATACACAATGAGCAATTTGATTTGGATTTTTATAAAAGGATCTCAATGATTTTGTAATGACCAATTTATCCATAATTACCTTTTTTTCTATAATGCTTTGTAACATTTTATCCAAAAAATCAATCGATTTATCGATATTTTTATCTTTCATCAAAATATCAATAATTCCACCATAAATATCTTTCACAATAGGTGCGTTGTCACGACGTTTTAACACAATACCCATAGATTTACGCTTTCCTTTTTCAGGGTCTTCTTCGTACAACATACCCACATATCTTTTTTTAGACAATAGACAAAATGGCATAAATGTTTTTTCATATTCTAAATCATGTGGGTTTTTTAGAAAAGATGTACATAAATAACCAGCTTCTTTTGCTAAATGAATCGTCATTTCTAATGCTTGTTTATCCTTTATTTTTACACCATTCAAATCTTCAAAATTAAACGTAAAGAATACTGAATCTGTATCTCCATAAATATATTCTGCACGTGTTTTCATTTTACCATATTTAGTATCTACTTCACTATTTCCATATACACCTTCAATAACTTCTTTAGCATAAATAAGTAACTTACGACCAATGGCGGTGGTAGATGCTGCAACATCCATTTCGTAAAAGGTGCTTGTTTTTGCACCAGTTTGTCCATACAAACTATTTGAAGTAATTTTGATACTTAATTGACGCTTGTCTAAAATATTTTGTTTAAAAGGATCATGTTCATTTTTCATTTGTTTCTTAGTTGATTTGCGTGCTGCTAAAAGTTCATCTAAAATAGATGGCATAATTGCTTTTTCATTATTTGGAAACTGAGCATAACGGCAAATTTTATATCCAGTCAATACTTTTGTTGCCGCAGCACTTGGTGTTTTTCGAACATATGCAAATGTATCGTAGGTTATATCTACATATTCATAATCTGGTAAATTATCATAAATAAAGTTTCCTTCATAGTCTTTCGTGCCATAAATACATTCTTTACCACTTGAATTTAACTTTATAGTATGGTCTAAATTAAATTCTTTTGTCCATACCTTGCTATCATGTGAAATATTTTCACTAATAATAGACGACGGATAAAGAGAACTATAATCCACACACGCAACAGGAACATCTAAATATAGACCACATTTAGGTTCTAATACAATGGCTCCTTCATAAGCATCTCGTGAGTTTCCTTTTGAAATAAGAGGCATTAATGTATCCTTTTCTCTACATTTTTTAGCAATATAACTGGTTAGTTTAATACCTTGTCCGCGTAAAACTAGAAATGTAATTGGAACACTACATAATTTACTCATTTCAGTGAATGTAGTCATCACATCTATTTTTTGAAAGATTTGATGTACTAAATTACAATCTTGAATACAATATTTGGCAATTAATCCGCGTTCTTCTTTACCTTTTCGAGTCATTTCAAAAATATCTTTAGGAGACACATCGTCTTTCGATAATCCCCATGTAAATGAATACTTTATATCTAATACATCATTAATAACAAACCCTTCAGTGTTCATTTCTATAATTTTAAACTTTTTTCCATCCAAATACAATTCACTAGAATGATTTTGGATCTCAAAATGAACATAGCTATATAGTTCTAATCCTTTCATATTTTTAGTATAAATCATACACGTATCATTCGAATTATTTTCATAATGGGTTACTTTATCACTCATCAAATAAGATGATACATAATCCAATTTATATGAAGGTAAATTATATTCTTTGCGCATATGAGTATACAAATCAATTTGCAGTCGTCCAGTCATAGGTAATAATTTTAATTCAAATGGGCCAGATGCTAATACAATACTGGTTTCTATTAATTCTTGACTTTGCTCTTTATGTCTACCAAAAATCATAAATTCATCCTTACAATTTGTTTGATTTGCCCTTTCAAACATAAACGGATAATCAAACCCAAAAATATTATATCCAATAATGATATCAGGATCTTCCTTTTTTATTAATTTACTCCAAGCACATAAAACATCTTTTTCATTATCATAACACTCAATGATTTGATTGTCTACAATAGTGCTAGTATCATTCAAACAAATACAATGATTCAAATAGGGTTTTTCTTCACCATAATTTACAAAAGTAGACCCAATGAAAGTAACTTGATCGCCAGATAATTCAGGAAATATACTATCTAATAAGGTAATCATATGTGCTATTTTGTTTGGATTATCTAATTTATCGTCCATCAACATAGTTAATATATCGGCTTGTTTTACTTTTCTTACTTTAATTTTTTCTTCATCATAATCGTTAGAAAAATATTTTTTTATTTTATATTCTGTTTCTTTGGTAGTGGATATTTTTTTTTTATATAATTTTTCCATATGAATTTTAAATTGAGAACAAGTATATTTCTCTTTAGGATAACATTTATCTATATGTAAAGTATCTTTGAAACCAAATACATTTTCAAGTAATACTTCTAATAAATAGGCATAATCGTCTTTAGGTACATTTTCTAAGAAATAAACAATATCATAAGCTACCTTTTTGTAATCTTTAGAGGCTTCGGGAAAGTCACCATGACTACTACTTGCCTCAATATCAAAACTACAAATTTTATAGGGAACTATATCATCTTTATCTAGAGATATAATATCTTTGTAATGACACCCAATATCCATATCCATATGTGTTCGTTTTGTTGTATATTTTTTATAGGTATTGATTTCTATCCATCCAGATGGACTTATTTTTTGAATATGAAAGAATCGTAACAAAGGAGGAATCATACATTCGTATATTTTTGTACGAAAATTCTGATATAAATATCCCTCGTTTATTTGTTGCGTTTCTTTGTCGTAATACAATGATTTTAATTTGTAAATAAACGACATATTTTTACACGAAATATATACAAAATTATAATATTTATTTGCATCAAATCCATAAAGAGTTTTTTTCTTTACCCATTCATATGAAACAATATTTTCTGATGATGATCTGGCGATATATTTGTCATCGTGATCTTTGAAATGTTGTATAAAATCGTCCGTTTTAGATTTAGACCAAATATTGGGAACTAAAATATATACAAATGGATTAAAATGATTTACAGTAATAGAATATGTTTTACGATGTTCGTCTAAACCATACATTTGGATTTTAAACTCGTCTTTCATTTCACTCACTTGAAAATCAATCATTTTAATCTGTAGAGTCATTTAATGAACTATATTTTTCATTTTAAATCAATTTTATTTGGATTTAGATTTAGATTTGGATTTAGATTTGGATTTAATGGATTTAGATTTAGATTTGGATTTAGATTTAGATTTGGATTTAGATTTGGATTTAATGGATTTAATGGATTTAGATTTAGATTTGGATTTAGAATTATTAAATCCTGAATTTTTTAATAACATATTTTTTGATAATTCTTCCATTTGGTTTGACAATATTTTTGACGAGTTATTTATAAATGAATTCAAGTTTTCTAAACTTCGTGTTTGACTGAATTCTTCCATAACTTTTCCATTTTCTAAACGGACAATTTGCGGAAAACCTCTTACAGAATTCTTTACTGGATGATTTACATCGTCTAACATTTCAGCATTAACTTCCAAAATATTTAG